ATCAGGGTCGAGATAGAGATTTTCTCCACTCAGGGGGTGGCCAATCTTGCAGTGCTTTCTGGTTGCGAGAGGGTTGTCACGCTTGGCGTGACAGGTTGTGCAGACCGGCTCTACGCAATAGTGATGAGCAGCGGAGTATCCGTGGTGATGGTCGTATTCATGGCGTCGCTCGCCAGCGGACCACACATGACCGCAGTCTGCGCAGGGCAGGGCATTTGGATGCTCCAGCCTCCCAGTGCGGACCATAACATTCACGCGCTGCCTTGCCTGCTGGGCGTCTCCGTCACGCGGTGGCATCGCAGGCGGGCCGAACTCAGCAGGCCTGTACTTACTGCTGTCGCACCAGCTGATGTTGGTCTGCTCAGCCATTGGCAGCCACCTTCTCGCAGAGGGCGATGATGTCGTGGACCGTCCGGTCGGGAGCATCGTTCCAATTCCACAGACCCATGCGGCTTGCAAATCCCATGTGCGCGCACACAACGGACGCGAGACCGTCCCATCTATCGTTGCATCGTGAAGTGATATGCCGATCTAGACATGCACCGCCAGACTCGCGGAACCCGAATGATCCTTGCTTCCACCGCTCCGGATGATCCTTGAACTCCCGCGCGATGTCGGCCGCGATGGCGCGGGTGGATTCGGAGGTCATGTTGATTCCCTCAGCGCTGAGCGCAACTCCATCCAGAGCTTTCCGAGCATGTTCAGGCCATCGCGTTGCGGGCCCCAGCCCCAAAAAGAATCTCTCCAAGAGTCCTCGACGAGTTCGCGGTCTCCGGTCTGCAGCAACTTGCGACGCACGTACTCGTGCTGGTCGACCTTTGCGCGCAGGATTTGTCGCATCACGTCGACTTTCACGGTATTCCAGTCTTTGCGTCTCAGCTCCTTGTGGCGTTCGGCAAGCTTGAATGCCTCATGCGCGGAGGGAGCGAACTCGATGGCTGTGGCGATCTCTGGAGCCGTGCGGATGAACTTTTCCCAGTGGTAGACATACTCGGAAGCAGCGAATGTCTTCGCGAACCACCGAATTGAGAAGCACGAGAAGTTGCTGAACGGGTAAAAGTCGTTCTCGTAGAAGTGCACGCGCTCAGTTGTGTCCGGCTTCACGCAGCCCGGCAGGTCGATAGATCGAGCAGTCATGGCGCCTCCCCAAACGCATTCACACACCAACACATCGCCTGCTCGATGCTCACGCCGTACTCTATCGACAGCAGCAGGGCGATCACGTCGGCGGTGGGCGCGAAGGGCTTTGGCTCGGGCGGTGTAAGGGCGAACTCGCGGTCTAGGGAGATCTCAAGGTGGGTCATGATGTCGTTCATGGCTGCACCCGAAACTTGTGGCGACAACTCGGGCAGCTAACTTGGGTGCCTGTCGGCGGAATGTCGGTCTTGATGCCGACGCCATCGACAACTGTCAGCCTCCACTTGTCGTCTGGGTCCTCGCCCTGGGCAATGAGCTCGCCGCTCAGGCCGAACTGTGGGAACTGCTCGCGCATCTTACGGATGATGGCGGTCACCGAGTGCTGCAGGTTGTAGGTCTTCCCGCCGCCGTCCCATTTGACGCCGGTAAAATCGTTAGTCAATTCCAGGTCAATGTAGCCGGAGTCGTTGCTGGGAACGCCAAGATCCCTGCTGTGGCCACCAAGTAGATTTTTGATGCTGCGAAGCATGACGACGTTCATCTCGCAGTCGAACGTGAGCACGCCTTCGAAGTCAGTTGAGTATCCCATTAGGCTGTTTCTCCAATCGTTATCAGGCCATTCTTTTCGCAGTACTCAAGCCATTGGCATAGCCCTCGCAACACATCAGCATGGAGCTGCGCGCGGCTGTGCGGTGACTTGACCCGCATATCTAGAGCGTCGTGGCAAGACGAACAAAGTGGCAAACCGCAGCTGTCGGGCGGTTTGAAGCCAGTGCCGCCGACTCCACCGAGGCGGATATGCGCAAGAGAGACCGTCTCACTGTTGCGGTTGCAGTGGTGGATAAATCTTCCGTAGCACTGCTGGCCGCGGGCGGCTTCTCGAAGCTTGCTCACGCGAACTCCTCGTTCGGGTCGGGAATATCGATGCCGCGCTCCGCCATCGTTCGTTGGATGTGAGCAACGAAGTCCATGAACTCCACAGTGCTGAGTTTTGAACTACGCTTGATTGGCCTCAGACGCTTGCGGCCAAAGCCTTCCATTACTTCCCAGCCCGACCACTCGCCAAGGCAGAATTCGTGCACGTCCTCGGCGTCCCAGCCTTCAAGGTGCTGCAGGATCTTCGGGTACACGCATCCCCACAAATACCGATTTTGCTGATCGCTTCGACGGCTCCGGCACTCTTCAATAGTCACCTTGCACTTGCGGCGCTCGTTGATCTCCTCCAGGCGGTTCACGACGATGCCGAGGTTGCTGCCAGCGGGGAGGACGAAGACTTCGGCTTTCATGGCTAGAACGGCCTCGGATCATTCTTGCCACCGGTCGGCGGCGAAGCCTTGTCGCTCTGAAGTTTCGGCTTGGCCTTGAGCCGCATGTACTTCTTGCCGGTGTTCTTCGCCGTGGCCAACCAGGCGTCGAGCCAGTACTCGCGTCCATCTATTTCGATGTTGCCGCGATAGTCCGGGTGCGAATCCTCGGTCTTGTCGAGGTTCTTAAAGAGAGCGCCGCGCAGGTTGTTGTCGTAACTCACGCTGCAATCCTCTTGACGAGCATATCCAGCTGCGCATTGAACTTGGCCACCTCGGCGGCGAGGCGCGTGATGTAGGGGTCGTCTCGGTAGACGCGCTCCAGGAATGGACGCAATCCCTTGTGATATGAAACAAAGTCCACCCATTGGCGGCCAGTGATCCAAAGCTGACCTTGTATCTGGGCGGTGTGCTCTGTCGGCACGCGGCCATCCTCAAGCAGTTCAATCTGCAGGTCGCCGGTGCGAGTCTTGATCTCCAGGCAGCCTTCTGTTCCCACCAGTGAGTCAGGCGAGGCGCCTGCGTGGAGATCGGAGCGATAGCAAAAGCCAACCTGCGTCAACTCGGCGTCGCTACTGAATGAGTACCAGCTGCGCGCCTCGGGCTCCACAAGCTTGCCGCGCTCTAGATAGCCGTTTGAGTACTTCTCGGCAGGCTCGCCAGTGATGCGCTCTGCTGCCAGTCTGCGCATAAGCTTTGCGCGCGTGACAGACGGCGACCCTTTTGTCTTTCCCTCAGCCAGCACGGTATGGAATTCCGATGCGCTCACGATTCCCAGCCTGCATCGATACCACTGATCGCTGCCCTGCTCGCAGTCGAATATTTGCAGCGCGTCCATTACTTCTTGCCCTTGCGCTGGAGCTCGGTCTTGGCGCGTGCATAGTCTTTCACTGGGATCTGCTCTATTGTCGGCGCGCCGATCCACGCAAGGAACTTCTCGGCGTTGTGTCCGCCCTCCTTGAGGAGGTCGGCGATTTCAGTTTGCTGATCGGTCGTAATAACTTCCGGCCCTGACTGAGATCCGGTTGAACGGCCATCGTCATCCATCTCCTTCGATGCCAATCCACACAGCGCCATCAGCGTGTAGCGCTGCAGGTAGGTCACCGCGCTGGAGATCTGTTGCAGCATATTTTTGCTGCCGCTGTCGTCGCGTGGCCCGGTTATGGTGACGCGCTCGGTGTGGCCGAGTTCGTGGGTGATTGCGCAGGTCACTGTGACGTGGCCGTCTGCCTGCTTTACGTCCCAATTGTGGGCGAGCCCGAACTTTCCCATGCGCGCGACCACGGCATCGACGACTGCGGCCAGGGATGCGTGCTTGTACTCGGTGATCCCGCCGCCGTTCTTGTGCGGTATCTTGACGTGTCGGTCCTTCTCCACGGTGATCGGCTCGGACTTGAATTGCGCCATCGCCTTGACATAGGCCTTGCGCGCTTGGTTGGCCTCGAAGCGCTCCTGCAGGGCCATCAACTCGCGCAGCTCTTCGATGCTCGCTCCCTTTGCGTGCGCTGCCGCGAGCAGCTGCATTGGGGTCGGCTCGTATGCCGCAGGCAGGCGCTGAAAGGGTTCGTTGCGCTCGTCTCGTTCGGCCATTGTCGTCACTGCGTTCACTGCTGCGTCTCCGATTTGTGTCCAGGTCATTGTTCTAAAGTCAACTGCCGCTTCGCCTGCTTTAAGATCCGTGCCTGGTACAGTTGCCTAGCCTCCTCCCGTGTCGCATCCGGCATGATCGGCGCAGGCGGTATCAGCGGCACGCGCGTGCTCGGCTTGCGTCTCTCGATGCGGTCGAGGCGGATCTGCCAGACCACGAAGGCGATGGCGGCGATTACAAAGACGATGCCCAGGATTAGTAGGGTGAATTTAAAGGTGGCGTCGGTCATGCGCCCTCCGAGGCGTCGCAGAGTTCCAGGTCGCACTTCCAGCACCGAGTGGAGCCAGCCAGCGGGTTGAATACCCAAAGATGTGCGCACGGCTTGGCCTGCATCCCCACTGGCGGCCTGAACCAGTGGTCGTTGTAGCGGTGCTCGACGCGGAGGAACTGCTCGGCGCAACGGTCCCGCTCAGAATCTTTTGGGCTGCGCCTCTCAATGCCAAACCAAGCCGCGGACTCGTGATAGATGTTCGTCCACGTCTCGCTCATAGGCCACCATTGATCAAAAACTGCACCACCCGATTTCTCCGCATGTACTCGAACGCGCCGAGACGGCGGCGCAAGTTGCCGATGTTGGCGCGCCTCTCGATAGGGCCGCGCAGGTCGATACCAGAGGGGATGGAGAGCATCATGCGGCACCCCAGCTGCGACGGGCTTGTGTCGTTGGAACTGGCAGTGGCTCAGCACCGATGCGGGCAGCGAGGTACGAGGCGCCACCAAAGCGCACGAGAGCGTATCTGCGCTGCTGGCGCTCCTTGGCGGCATGGAGGGTGGCGGCTCTCTCGATGCGATTGGCTGCACGCGCTGCCCTGAAACGACGTATGCAGGCAAGTTGAGTCGATGCGAGTCCCATGCGATGTGGCTCCCATCCCGGAAGGGCGTGTCGATTGTTCCGTCCGGCCAGACTCGATCGCGTAAACCACCACTGCTTCGCGTGCCGCCCAACTCCATCAGCAGGAAGCTGTCCCGTTGATACTCGTGAGGATTACGGATGTCGATCCGACCGACCGGAAGCACCAGATGGTAGTGGCAAACCCAGTCGTATCCGTCGGCGTCTGGCGCTGTCCGTTGCCAGGTCAATTGCAACCTGGGAGCGGGAAGCACAGAAAGAGCCTCGCCCTCTGTAACAATTGGCAAGATTGCAATTAGATCGTCTCGTTTGATCATGACTGCGCACCCCGCACGACCCGCGCGAACTCCGCATCCCGCAGCCTTTCCGGACTGTCGGATGGTATTCGCCCGTCAGCACATTCAGGCGATTGCTGGCGGTCTTCGAATAGGCGCCTGAAAATCTGGCGTGAAGCAGGCTGTTGTAGCCGCTCGATGATGCCGTCGATGCGCCGAATGCTGCGGTGACGGCGCTCGATCTCCGCATCGATGGCCACCAGCTGGTCACGCTGGTCGTGCCCGTGACCGCTGTCGTTGCGTCGTGACACGAGGATCCGGCGCATTGCTTGCAGGGTGCCGAGCTCGACATCTCGGAGAGCGCTGGCGAAACTCATTCGATCTCCCGCGCCAGTGGCGCATTCATGGCCGCCAGCATTTGGCGGCGGAATTCGTTGATTGAAATCTCACGTGGCAGCTGGGCTTTTGTTTTCTCAGCCAGCACTGCAGCCTTACCGCCGAAATACGCAGCCTTGGCTGCCTGATACACAGCGCGGTCTCTGGAGCCGATGCCGGATTCGGTCAGCAGGCGGCAGGTCATAGCGAAAGACTGAGAGCTCTGCAGCCACGACTCGAATTCAGCGGTGAGCTTTGCGGCGTACGCGGTTACAGCTTTGGCTTCGGGGCTCATTGCATCCTCCCAAGTACAAAGATCACGGCGAGGCAGAGGTAGGCGCCGGCCATCAGCAGCCAGGGCGAGCGGTGGATACGTGTCATGGCATCACCCTGCGCTGGCAGCCGAGCAGTGAATGGCCGCGCTTCCACCGTCAACGAGAAGCACTCGCGAGCCTGGAACACGTGCGCGGCAGCGTGCTGGCAGGCGAAGGCGTACTTGCCGAATGCCATGCCCAGGGCCATGCAGGCGAGGCAGAGGAGCAGGACGAGGGTCAGAGATTTGTTGTTCATGGCAGATTCTCCGACCGCAGATGTGCGCCGAATTGTTTCGCCAACTCCTGTTGTGCCGCGATGGCTTTCTCGCTGCTCCGGAAGTACTCCGGAGTACCAGGGCCGAGAAGGGCACCGTCGACGCATGAATACCAATTGAGGGCAACCAACCATGCTTGCGTGTGGCAGAAACCGGTCCGCACTGGGTAACCAATGCGTTCGGACACCGGATACACGGGCACGTGCTCCAGGTTCCGATCGAGGGCTACGTGGCTCATGACCGCTCACCGTAGATGTCCGGCATCGCCTCGAGCTCCGCCGCGTCCAGCGAGTCGACGTAGCGCGTCTCGGCGTCGTCCTCAGTCCCACAGTCCTCGCAGGGCTCACCCTTCGCGCAGGTGGTGCAGGACAGCTCCAGTAGGTCGCGGGCCTCCTGGTTGAGGATCCAGTCGATGCGCTGCAGGTGTCCGTCGTCGCGCAGCTTGATGAGCTTGGTCAGCAGCGCCTCGAGTTGGAGCTCGCGGCTGGTCTTGATGGTCTGCAGGCGGGGGATCTGGGTCATCTTCGCGCTCCATCGGTGACTTGATGGAGGCGACGATAAAGCAAGCTTAACTTCTAGTCAAGTATGCTGTACCGCAAATGCGATAAAAGAGCAGTCCAGCATGCTGGACGCGACTTGTGATCAATTCAAGGATGCTGAAAAACTAAGGCGGGTAGGGCCAAATGAGCGCCAGAAGAACGATTACACGGACATTCCGTATAGACAATGTAGTCTGGGTTGACTTCGGGAGACTGGCCGGAGAGGAGAGCGTTAGCGCACCCTGCGAGGGGTCAGGACTGCCCGCTCGCGGTCCGCCCCGAAGACTAAGTAGTAAGGGTCGGTGCCCAATATGCGGCAGAGGTGTAAAAATTCCACCAACTTGATGTTGGCGCTCTGGTCGTTCTCCCATTGGGAGACGGCGCTTTTGGTTACACCCAGGAGCTTTCCGAGCTCGCTTTGGGTGTAGTTCTTCGCCTCGCGAAGCTGCTTGATTCTTGTGCCAAGGGTTTCCATTAGGTAAGCGTATCCGCTTACCTGTAGAGCATCCTTGACCTGCAGGTTTAACATGCTGTACTTTTGTCGGTATGCGCAAACAGACAGCACTCGATCACTTCCACAGCCAGACGGCAATCGCCAAGGCTTTGGGCATCACCAAGTCCGCTGTTTCGCAGTGGAAAGACGTCATCCCTGAGCGTATGGCTTACCGCTTGGAGCGGGCCACAAGACGGAAACTGCGTGTCGACCGCTCGCTGTACGAGTCCAGCGACGGCAACGCAGCGGCCTGAGGTGTGGCAGTGGTTAAGCACACTGAACATGCTATAGGGGAAAACCGTAACGGCGCAAGTGTCTTAGATTTGCGACCAGTACTGTCACGGTGCCTCCCGCCTGGCAAGCCAGCACATGTTTCGCTGCTCGATGCAGGCCATGCACATGTCTCCGCCAGTCTCGCATGCGAGATCTCCGGGTACCCCTCTCTGCGCGGGCCGCGCCTTTTCCAACAACCGCCCGGGAGGGCAAATGACCGAGCAAACGATCGAGCAGGAGATTCAAGCGAAGGGACTGAACGCGCCACGCGTGACACCGGATCGCATCAACAGCGTCATCAGTGCCGAGTATTACTTCACGGCCGAGGAGGCAACCCGCGGCTCTCCGCAGCTGCCACAACTCGGCTTGCTGACCATTTGCGTGCTGGTGCTGCGCAACGGCTTCACGGTGCTGGGCAAGTCGGCGTGCGCATCGCCGGAGAATTTCGATCGCGACTTGGGCAACAAGATCGCGCGCCAGGATGCTGTCAATCAGATCTGGGCGCTCGAAGGGTATTTGCTCAAGCAGCAACTATTCGAATCACCGCCGGTGACGGCTGGCTGACATCCCCCTCGCAGCGCCCCTCATCGCGCTGCTGCCGGCGCACGTCGTCGGCTTTCGGCCGGTGCTTCAGGCCGGCCGACTCTTTATTCGTATCCCGTAGCGGGGGCAACCCCGGCGAGAAGCAGGCGCGTGCAGTCGCCTGCAATCGCGGCATTCACTGCACTAACAGCAGCGCGCCCGTCCACGGCTTCGGCCGTGACCGGCAATGCGTTGGACTGACGGAGCGGCACGACACTGCCGTTGGCGACGCGAAAAGTACGCGTGACAGTTCGGAGAGGCGATCACCTGCCGGCACACATAAGGCAACGCCGGCCCCGTACGAGAGTAAGCGGGACATTTCGATGGCGAGCCGCAGGCCAAATGTAGCCTGGGGCTGTACTGCGGCTCGCCCTTTGTCTCTGAGAGTCGGCGAGGCAGGTGCCGCCACCGATATTTGCTCGGTGCTTCGCGTCACGTCATGCGCGCCGGCTCTCTCCCTCTCCCCTCAGTGCCCCTACTGCCACCGCTCGCCATACTGGTGCGACTGTTGGCGCTTTCGTGATGTTGGAGGCGCGGCGTGAATTCAGTTGTTGTCAAGCTAGACAGCAAAGGCCGTTGCTGCGGCCGCAAGCCCCTCGTTTACAGGCAGCCCACTCACCATTTTTTTTGTGACCGCTGCTCTGCTGAGTTCGACGCTGAAGGTAACCAGCGTGAAAACTGGGCCTGGGTGGCAGTTCTGGGCGGCGGCTTCTGGCCCATCCCTCAGGCGAACGAAATTCACATGGCCAAGCAGCATGCCAAGGCGCGATCGCTGTTGGCCTCGGGAGCACAGTCATGACACTGACATCCGCTTCCCGATCCCTCTGCTCTTTTTTGAGTACACCCGCCGGAGCGCCCAGCCCGGCTGTAACTCAGGGCACAAGAGAGAGTTCCCGATGAGCGTCACCCAACTGCGCCTCACCGACAACATGTGCCCGACCTGCGCGACACGTCCACGCGCTGGACTCTCTGCCTGGTGCGTGGATTGCACCCGCGAACGCAAGAGAGCGCACGAGGCTCGACGTCGCGAACGCAAGCGGGCAGGACTGGGGCTGGTCATGCCGCAGCGCTCGAGACGCAACAAGCTCCATGCCTGCAACTGCAAGACGCCAGAGTGTGATGGGCTGCGATGTGACTCATTGCGGTATGGGACGGCGGGGAGTCGGGCATGAGACGCAAAGACGGCAAGTGCTCCGCGTGCAAGGACAGCGAGGCGGACCCCAACGACGTTTACTGCCGGTCATGCCGCAACACCAAATCGAGACTGCAATACGCGCCGCGCCGCCTGGCACCGGCCAAGGATCGTAACGCGTGCAACTGCGGCAACAAAAATTGCTCGGGACTGGAGTGCGAGAGAGCAACGGCATGAGCGAACCCGAATACATCCACATCTGCGTCATCTGCGGCACGCCATTGCGCGGCCCGTTTCAGGTCTGCGGCGCTCGCTGCTACGACCTGCTGGTGTGCCCATGAGCGTCACCATGGAGAGCATTGTTACGCGGCTCGCACGTCGCTCACAGGTGGTCACCGGGCGTCGGCTCGAAGTGTTGCGCCTGATGTGCCAGGGGCTGCAGAGCAAGCAGATTGCAAGGCGGCTCGGGGTCTGCGAGCAGACCGTCAAGACTGATCGCTGCGCGCTGCTGGAAACCGCGAAGGTCAGGACGTCGTGCGCGCTCGGTGCGTGGGCCGTGAGGAGCGGACTTGTATGAACTGGTCCCAATCTCCCTGGTGGCTCTACCGCCTCCGCGTGCGCTGGCGAATGTGGCGCAACAGCGGGCCGGATCTCAACCGGCGCACGGAGGTCGAGCAGGCACTGATTGCTGGCGCCAAGTGCGGCGGGTTATCTGCCGAGAAGTGCCGAGAGCTCGCGAACAAGCTTGGGCGGACGATTCGATGATAGCGGCCCTCTACGTGCAGACCAATGGCGCCTATTACGGGCTGGATGGCGTTGATCCATGGGATGAGGCGAGGGATGCGCGCAACTACGAAGGCCCGTGGCCGGTGGTCGCACATCCGCCTTGCTCGCGCTGGTGCCGTCTTGCCGGCCTCGTCGAAAAGCGATGGGGGCACAAGAAGGGAGAAGACGGCGGTTGCTTTGCGCATGCGTTATGGGCCGTGCGGAGCTTCGGCGGCGTGCTCGAACATCCGGCGTACAGTGACGCATTCTCAGCGCACGACCTGCCGCAACCTCTTGCTGGTGGCTGGCAGCGCACCACTTGCGGCGGCTGGGTTTGCCAAGTCGACCAAGGCAACTATGGCCACCGAGCTCGGAAGCCGACGTGGTTGTATGCCAATTGTGTTGCCCCCCCATCCTTGACTTGGGGGCAATCCAAAGAGAGCACTGCTGCTGTGTCACTCGGCTTTCGCGACACATGGAAACGCCGCCTCGGTGGCGAGGTCCAGCAGATGAGCAAGCGCCAGCGCTCGGCGACTCCGGTTCCATTCCGCGATCTTCTCATCAGCATCGCCCGCTCGGTCAATCACAACAAGGCCGCCGCATGACCCACGCCCACCACCTCACCAACATCGACCTGGCCGACGTGCCGCGCTACCGCCAGGCCATCGAGCGCTCAGGAGCCGACCTCGTAATCCAGGACGGCCGCTACGACGCATACGGACGCCGTTGGAGCGATGACGGCGCATCCCTGTGGTGTGACTTGCTTGAGGGTGATCTCTCGGCGTTCTGGGCGGCGGTGGAGGCGCAGCCATGACCGAACGCACCGAACTCCAAAAGTCCGCCAAGCGCGTCTATGACGCACTGGTGGACGTCGAGTACGAGGCTCGCCGGATGTACCAGCATGACCCGAGCGTGGCTCAGCAGGCACAGATAGCGGTCACACAGCTGGCCATCGAGCATGCTTTCGATTGCGTGACGAAGCTGATGCATGAGGAGGATGGGGAGTGAGTGCCATCCACTACCGCGGCCCCATCGCTGACCATCGCGGCTCGCTACTTGCCGGCTGGGCCGCTTGCTGCAGCGGCGATCAGGCCGTGCGCATCTGCAACCAGGGCAATCACACCTACGACGTCGCCAAGGTGACGTGCCAGCGCTGCCTGAGACGCATGCGCAGCCACGTGGCCTACTGGGCTGATCCGGGGCGCACGCTGGAAGGCGTCAACTGCTTCACGCAGTACATCGGTCGTGGCGTGAGTCCGCTGGATCTTGGCGAACAGATGAGGGAGGCGGGACTGTGAGCGCTTTGCAAGACGCCGTGACCCTTGCGCAGGACTTCGAGGTGGCCGACGAATCCCGCGAAACCGAAATCACCATGCTCTGCGGCGCGCTGCCGCTGGCGACCTCTGCGGATGAGGCGCGGCAGATCTTTGCGGAGATTCAGCGGCTCATCGCGGGGCGTAGTGCGGCGATGGTGGAGAGGATCGAGAGGGCTCGCGGACTTAGAAAATATCAAGCGAAGCAAGTATGACAACAGTCAACCAAGTATCCGGATCCAGGGCAATGTCTCGTAATTCGAAGACTGCAGTGGCAACAGCCAAGCAGATCAACGAGCAGCACCGATTGGCCATCCACTGCGCGGAAACCGCAATCGAGCACGCCATCATGTGCGGCCAAATGCTGGTCGACAAGAAAGCCTCTTTGTCTCATGGGGAATTTCAGCTATGGATACAAAAGAACTGCGAGTTTGAGTACAACACCGCGGCTCGATACATGAAGGCTGCTCAGAGCTCCAAGGCGGTCAATCTTTCAGCGCTAAGTCATATCTTTCCGTCTGGCAAGCCAAGAGAGAAATCGAAGCCAAAATCAGATTTAGACTCAGTCCAAATATCTACGGCCGTAGACTTTTGCGAGAAAACCGCTGCTGAAAAAGCACCTTTTTTACCCCAGCCAGAGCCACCTGAAGCCACTGCAGAGGGCCCGAAATCTGGGCCGATTAAGACGACAGTCGGTCTGCCGGCGCAGCCCGTAAGTCAGCCATCTGCGACCGAGCTAAGCGAGCCGGAATGTCCTGAATGGGATGCCGATGAAGACGCAGCACTAGAAGCCGCGTCTCTGGAGCTGATTGCATCCGCAGAGCGCGCCATGGGCTCCGACGCGATGACGGAAATCAAGCGCCTGACGTCCGAGCTGGCTGCCGTGAAGCTCTCGCGTGACGGCTACATGGATGGCAAGTCTGAAATCACCAGGCTACTGCAGGCCGAGCAGCGCAAATGTGATCGGCTCACGAAGCGGGTGGCTGATCTTGAGAAAGACAACAAGCAGCTACGTGAGCGCATTTCAGCCATGGAGAACGCTGCTTGAGCAGGGATCTGTTTGATTCAGACACCGCGCCGGTGCGTTTTCCAAAGCCACGTGAGTTTCAGGAGCGAGTGCACCAGGACTTACGCCGCGGATTTGCCGCCGGCCACAAGAAGCAAGTTCTGGTTGCCGCGACAGGATCGGGAAAGACGTTCTGCGCGCTGCGAATTGCTCACGAGGCAATCCAGAAAAACAAACGTGTCACGTTCGTCTGTGATCGTACTGCGCTAATCAATCAGACCAGTGCCACGGCCGATCGATACGGATTATTGAACCACGCTGTTATCCAGGCAAATCATCCCCGGCGTGACAACTCAATGCCGCTGCAGATCGCAAGCATTCAGACCCTGGGCGCCCGCGGCTACTGGCCCCAATCAGACGTGGTCATCATAGACGAATGCCACACTATGCATTCAGCGTGGACCGAGTACGTCCAGAGCACTGATGCGGCAGTCATCGGTCTTACTGCGACGCCGTTTACGAAAGGCCTAGGCAAGATCTTTTCGAACGTGGTCAATGCTGCATCCATGGATGAACTCACCCGACTGGGCGTGTTGGTGCCTCTGGATATCCACGACTGCATGACACCCGACATGATCGGCGCCGCCACCAAAGGCGGAGAATGGACGCCAAAGGCTGCAGCAGAGCGTGAGCTGAAGATCATTGGTGATGTTGTTCCGGAATGGATCAACTTCGGTGGCAACGAAAAGACAATCGCCTTTGGGCCGGGCATCAGCTACTGCGAACAGCTGGTGCAACGCTTCAATGAGGCCGGGATTGGCGCGGCTCTGTACACCTCGGAGACTCCAGACGGGGAGCGCGCCGAGTTGCTTCGTGACTTCAGTCGCGCAAATCCATCAATCCGTGTTCTCGTGTCGGTCGAGGCTCTTGCAAAGGGCTTCGACGTTCCTGATATCGGGTGCGTGATCGATGCTCGTCCGCTGCGGAAGTCCTTCTCAACCTTCATTCAGATGATTGGGCGCGGTCTACGGTCATCCCCAGATACCGGAAAGACTCGCTGCAAACTGCTCTCGTTCTCGGGAAACATCCGCCGGTTCTACGACGACTTCATCGAGTTGTACTACAACGGATGCGGAGAACTGTCGACAGCCCAGAAGCTTGACGCCACACCGCGCAAGGAAGCGGAAGAATTCGAGCCGCTGGGTTGCCCCCAGTGTAAGCGCAAGCCATTCCGCCGCCGCTGCCTTGCGTGCGGCTTCGAGAAGCCAACGCAAACCCTTGTAGATGCCAAGTCAGGCGTCATGCAAGAGATACGGATCGGCAAAGTAGAGGTTGCAAAGAGCAAGCAGGATATGTGGGCCCAGCTGTGCACCTATGCAAGGCAGACCAGCCAAAAACCTGTTGGCCGAGCATGGCATCTATACCAGGACATCGTAGGCGAGAAGCCGAGAGGCGTGACTAGATTCGAAGATACGCCGGACGTTCCAGTGCATCCCGCTACGATTCGCAAGATCAAGTCTCTGCGTATCGCCTGGATTAAGGGCCGTCAAAAAGGTGACTCTCAATGAACCTCGAAGACATCTTCGATCCATTGGACCCTCAGAAGCTTTGGGATCATCTGGACGGCATTGTTGAGCGCGATCCCTTCAGGCACAACTGCCCGAATGCGGGCGATGACGAGATTTACAGCGAGTTGTTCGAGTTCATCGAGTGCAAGTGCTTCCCTGGCTCTTCTGTAGCGAAGGAAAAGCAGGAGAAGCTACGGCGTGATTACGCCGACTTCCAAGAGTGGGAGCGAGGCGGGCGCGCATGAATCTGCCCGAAGCCATTTCAGCCGCCGGCATGCGGCCGCCTTTGTCACTGTGCCCAGGCCGGTGGCTTCGCTTCCCAGGTGCCGGCAAGAACCGCAGCAATCGCTCTGGCTGGTGCAAGGTGATCTCGCCAACGCTCGCCTACTTTGGAGACTGGTCCACTGGCCTGTCTCAGGTATGGATCGATGAATCGCACATTGATAACGAGGCTTCGCGTAAGGCCCTGAGGGACGCGCAAGAACGTGAGCGTAGATATGCCAGGGAGCTGGAGAGGAATCAGGCCGCTGTAGCCAGAGACGCAGCCCGGATCGCATCCGAGGCAACGCTGCAGACACACCCATATCTTGTGCGCAAAGGGTTCGCAGATCTGCTTGGCATGGTCTGTGATGGCCGCCTTGTGGTGCCAGTCAGCGACCTCGAGCAATACCCCAGACCGATCAGCCTGCAGTTCATCTCTGCCGACGGCGAGAAAAAATTCATGCCCGGCGGGCGCACGAAGCTCGGCGTCTATCGCCTTGGCGTCCATCACTCAAAGGCTCGACGCGTGACGCTTTGTGAGGGCTATGCAACGGCGCTGTCCATACAGGCGGCACTGCGCATGCTCCCGGGAGCCCATTGCGTCTACGCGTGCTTCAGCGCGCTGAACATGGAGCGTGTGTCGGACGCGCTCGGATCTAAGTGCGATGCGCTGGTGTGTGCGGATAACGATCCGCTGAAGGGACTGCCCGGCAAGGAGCATAAAGCAGGAGAGGAAGCAGCGAAGCGCACCGGCCGGCGCTGGGTGATGCCGGCAGAAGTCGGCCAGGATTGGAATGACGTGCATGTGAATCATGGATTGCGTGCAGTCATGGAGGCGATTCGAAGCGCATAGAGAATTAATTCGCAGTGTCGGGGGCCATGACTTAACCACGGCGGCGCTGCTTGATACCCCTACCGTGGGTAGATGCTGAAACAGGGGAAAGAGGGTGGCGAAGCTAGTGCCCTCGCATCGAACGACTGGCGAGTCATGCGGCTCCAATCCTGCATGTAAAGGCTCAGTTTTTTTAGGAGGCTGAGTCTGCCCACCAATCCTGCAGTGCTTGATCCGGATCTGATTCTGATTCTTTTTCTTAGGTAACTATGAGCAGTAACTATCCAAAGGCATGGCGCCAAATTCTCGACACCAACGGCACCGTGCTCTACCACCTTCGGCGCTGCGGAAACTACTTCGTCCGGCCCGAGCCCACCGTCGACGACCCGCACGCCCACCGCGGCTATCACATCCCCGAGGGCATCGCGGGCACCTGGATTCCAGTCACCGCCAACGTCGGTCTCTCCGCTGCAATGTCCGCGTGCCGGCTGCACAAGGATGCGGAGTTGGAGTTGGAAAAATAGCTCGCATTTCACTTGCAACTTTCACTCACTTCCAACAACATCGAGACATATGTTCGACCACAATGTAAACAAGATCCACGGCATGTGCGGCGCGACGCAGGTTTATAGTCAATACCAAGCACCACTCAGTGCTGCGTGTGGCCTTTCCTCGTCGCAAGCAGAGCTGCGCGCCGCGCCGCCATCCCCACCCCGAGAACTCGAAGACATCGCCAGCGTGCTCAGCGAATGCCTCAAGCACGCCCTGGACCTGAGCCATCGCAGCGAGTCGCTTGCAGGCCGACTGCTGGGTGTAGAGCCCTCAACCGCAGCGGTCGACGGGGCCGGTGAATCCATCGGCGATGTTGGTGTCTTGCGAAATCTCTGTCATGCGCTGGGGCATCAGCTCAACAGCATTGGCTATCAGAGAAACCTTCGGCTTGAGGTCGAGGTCAACCGTCTGCAATACGAACTCGACCACCTCGCCGACCACGCCCGCCTTCGGCCGCGCAGTGAGTGGACGGAGGAGGATGGCGCGGTCCTCTGGCATGGGCCTTGTGTTTATCCAATGGTCGGATTGCGCTCATGGGTGGAGTCGAAAATCTGCCTTGAATCAGACCGAGAGAAACTGCAATGGCAGCGCCTGCCGCCGGTGCCGAAGTAGGAGCAAGGCTGATGCCCAGAACCAAAAACACCCCCACCCAGGCGCAGGCGAATATCGCCAAGCTGCGCGCCGCCGGCCTCTCCTACAGCCATGCCGGCCGCGCAGGCCTCGTCATCGTGCGCCATCGAGGCCTCACCGTGGAGGTATGGACCGGCTCTGGCCGCTGGAGACCGCGCACGATGGGCGGAGCGATACCGGCGATACACACAGAGGGGGTCGATGCGCTCGTTGCTGTGCTGACGGCTGAGGAGCTGCCCGGGTGGATGGCGCGGAGGGCTGGCTGATGGGCATGAGGGGCTACATCGGGATAGCCGGCGTGGCTATCGTTTTCCTGATTCTTCTCGGCTCATGCTTCCAGGCATGGAGCCGGGAGCGCGCCGCGTGGCTCAAGGCATGCATCGATGATGGCAACAAGCCATACCAGTGCGAGGAGCGTTGGCAGCGGATGAGCAGCGGGCGGAGTGACTGATGCGCTGGATCCCAGGTCAGGTTGGCGCGCATCAGCGGCGGGTGAAAGGCAATGTCCCTTTGCCGGCCGCAAGCCAACTGCGCCATTTCCAGAAGCCCTCGAAGTACCGCAACGAGATCACGGTCGTGGACGGCATCAAGTTCCACAGCAAGGCCGAGGCCCGCCGCTGGAGGGAACTCAAGCTGCTGGAGCAAGCCGGCCAAATCTCTCACCTGCGCCGGCAGGTCCGCTTCGCGCGGATCAGGCCTGATGGTGAGATCATCGAAATCTACATCTGCGACTTCGATTACCGAGACTCAGGGCTCACGGGCATGCGCAACGGCAACAAGCGGCACGTCGAGGACGTCAAATCCGAGGCAACGGCCGCGACACCCGCGTACGTCCGAAAAAAAAGATGGATGCACTCGGAGTACGGCATTGTCATCGAGGAGATTCGCTGATGATCTGGCGCGACATCGGCTCGGAAAGCCACCCCGACTACATCCTCTCATCGGTGTCCGGTGACTACAGCGTCGAGCGCATCTTGGGCAGCGGCTGGGCGGCGTACAAGGAGCGGGTGTGGATCGGGCAGCGCCAGCAGAGAGACGCTGCCAAGCGCGTCTGCGAGGCTCACAGGCAGCGCACTGAGGGAGCGGAGGCGACGCACTCATGAGTGGCCCATGCCCCAGCTGTGGCTGGAAAAAACTCTCGCACGCTGACGTGCGTGTAAAGCTGGGCCGAGCCTACATCACCCCTCGCGAGCGCCAGATCCTCGAGCTCTACGCCTCAGGCTACAGCACTGCTGCGACCGCAAAGCGCTTGGGCATCCAGCACAGCACATTGAGCGGGCAGCTGTCCAAGGCTCGCGATCGCGTGCGGGTCAAAACCATCCATCAGCTGGTCGCGATCTACGCGGCCACCTACCCAATCAGAGAGCGCGGCAGATCCAGTAACCGGGATGATTCTGCAAGTACTGTGAGTGTGACGTCCATGCGTGTTGATGAACAAAAAGCACGTTTCTCGCCCCTTGGCGAGGTTTCGAAGTAGAGCAACTAAGCGAAATGAATGATCAATCTCATCTCGCCTCAGTCACGCGCACTCTGCGTCTGAAGGTCCGTGGCGAAAGCTATCCGTGGCTGAATGCCGCAGCTGTTGAGGTTAATGACGTTTGGAACTGGGCCAACGCTAACAGCATGGACGCCGCAGACCGAAACCGTCGCGCCAATGTGAAGTGGCTGAGTGGATTCGATCTGAACAATCTCTCGGCCGGGGCAACCGAGTATTTCGAGCGTATAGGCTCTGCCACCATTCAGCGGATCAACTGCGAGTACGCAGCCAAGCGCCGGCAGTTCATGAGACACAAGCTGAGATGGCGTGTAAGCCGTGGTGCACGTCGGTCGCTGGGTTGGGTGCCATTTAAGGCTTCCAGCCTGAAACGAAAAGGCACGGGTTTGCGTTTCTGCGGCAAGTCCTTCCGCTTGTTTGATCGAGCGCGGCTCGCCGAGCACAAGTTCCGTGATGGGTGCTTTGCGCAAGATTCCTGCGGCGATTGGTGGCTTTGCCTGCCTGTGGAAGTAGAGGCGATCAAGGAACCGGCGTTACTGGGTGCAGTAGGTATCGACCTTGGCCTGAAGACCATCGCAACGACCAGCGAAGGCGAGACCCTCGAAGCGGGCCGATGGACGCAGCGCGCTGCTGAGCGACTAGCCAACGCACAGCGCCGTGGCCACAAGAAGCAAGCATGATACCAGCACTGTCACGCGGGACGCGGCTCGCCACTTCCAACAACGGAGATTGCAATGCGATTCGTCACTGTGAAGCGCGCCACCGAGATCAAGCTCGAGGGCGTAAAGGTGTCGCTCGACATCGTGAACGGTCTGCAGAAAGGGATCCTGCTGAGCGACGGCAAGGGCGGCGTACTGCGCGTGCGCCTGATGGGCTGCAGCGATCTGTCGATCGAGGTGCCGGCGCCGCCCGAGGTCGAGAAGAAGCACAAGCTGACCGGCTGGGTGCTGGGCATTCCGGTCGACAAGACCTTCGATCATCAGCACGAGGCGCAGCGCGAGCAGATGAAGCTTGAGGAGGCTGCGCCCGGTACAGCCCTTCTGAAGGTCGAGGAGGTACAGGGGCCAGTCGATGGCGAGAGCGTCGGCGGCGACGAGATCCCGTTCTAACAAGCCACGCCGAGCCCGGCCGGCTCAGTGCCGGGCAGAATTTCTAACATTGGAGTAAGGATCGATGGCAATTCCAACAAGACTCGCCGAGATGATGGGCTGGAGCCTGCGCAGCGGAGCACACGAGCCCGAGCAAATCACTGCCGGGGAGGCGTGCGTGATGGAGGCTGTCGCGTACGTCGCCGGCCTGCCTCTCTCAGACTCTCCGGAGTGCTGCTGCCCTGTAATCGGCGTATTCCTTCGCGCATGGAATGACGGCCTACCGAGTGACGCTGAGCGCGACCGGCTCCTCAAGCCGCTGGTCCCGGATCTCATCGGCACCAAATCCACCCATGAGGTGGAGAAGCGACGCTCATACATGGCGCTCGATTGGCTGATCCGCGTACAC